GAGCCGGTACTCGCACTGGCTGCAGCGCTTCACGCTGGATCTGACGCCGCTGCCCAGCGAGAGCGTGACGGTCAACGTGGGCGTGCCCAACGTCAACTTGCTCATGGCCCGCGAGCTAGCAACGGTGGGCGCGGCCACGATTAGCAACATGGCACGCCAGACCGACCTGCTGTTTCGCTTAATGGAGCTGGAAAAACAGCGCTAGGAGAGACGATGGCCACTGCACCCACGCTTGCCCTGATCGAGGGCACCACGCTGGCGTTTTCTACCGAGTGGGCAACGGGAGACGAGGTGCGCACGCCGATTGATATGACCGGCTGCACGGCGCGCTTTGTGATTGTGCCGGAGGATTCCCGCCGCGCCCTGGTGGAATGCACCACGCAAAACGGCGGCATCGAGATCGAGGTGGCCACCGGCACGATCAGCATCCGCGTCGCGCCTGAACAGACCGCCGAGCAGCTCTCGGACGCTTGGAAAAACGCCCGCTATGAGCTGCGCATCACGTTCCCCAGTGGCGACGTTTACAGCCTGCTGCGGGGCAAGGCCACGCTAACGCCAGGTGTTGCCAATGAGTAGCCAGCGGGTAGTGGTCACGGTGCCGGTTGAGCGGATCGTCACCGTGCGTCTGGGCGATACGGTGGTCGAGGTTCGACAACCAGCCGCGCCCCGCCTGCAGGTGCTGACGTTCGGCTACCAAGGCCCAGCGGGCACGCTGAGCGATAACGTGCTGCAGCGTGTAGAGCAAATAGGCGCGGATGCCGCCTTTGCCCGCGGGGCCGCCGATGAATCGCAGCAAGCCGCGGCGACTGCCCAGGCAGCGGCCACCGAGGCGGTGGCCCTTGCAGAAGACACCGCCACCGACCTGGCGTCGCTGACCACCCAGCTGCGGGACGCCTTTACCTACCACACGGGCGTGATCTCGGCCCAGGAGTAACCGATGGCACTGACCAACCCCATCACCGCGTTGATCGACGCGGTGAACAACTTCATGGGGGTCGTCGACGGCAAGCTGCGCAACAAGGCCAACAGCGCCGACGTCTATTCGCGCGCCTACCTCGACAACTCCCTGAACACGCTGGGCGCCAATGCGGCGACCGCGTCCAAGCTGCAGACCGCCCGGGCCGTCACCCTGAGCGGCGACGCCGAGGCCTCCGGCACGTTTGACGGCAGCGCCGCGCTGGCCCTGCTGGTGTCGATCCCGGCACTGGCCGACAAGGCGGACAAGACGGCAACGCTGACGCCAGCCGAGATCGATGCCCGCATCGAGGCGATCATCGGCACGGCACCGGAAGCCCTCGACACCCTGGTCGAGATCGCCGAAGCCCTGGGCAACGACCCCGAGTTCGCCGCGACCATGACCACCGAGCTGGGCAAGAAGGCCAACAAGCTCGACGTCTACGACAAGACCACTGCCGATGGCCGCTTCCTGGCGATCGGTGCCCAGGCCGCCGATGCCGGGAAGCTCGGCGGGCAACTCCCCAGCCACTACGCCACCGCGCAGAGCGTCACCGACCTCGAAGCCGAGGTGGCCAGTGGATTCAACCAACTCGCGCAGGCGTTCAATGACGGCGCTGCGCTGATCAATGGCACTACCGGAGCATAACGCCCATGAGTCTCGAGAAGACGATTGCAGATCTCGTAGCCGCGTCGAACAACCTGACCGGCACGATCAACAGCAAGATGAACGAGATCGACCAGAAGGTCGATGAAGCGACGGCCAGCGTGCCGAGTGTTTTGCGAGATAATGCCGACCAAAACTTCTACATAGATGCCGTAATTGGAGATGATTCAAATGACGGACTTTCGCCTCAAGCACCGCTAAAAACATTCGATGCAGCGAACGGAAAGTCGATTGGTCAGTTTTCCACGACCTTTCATCTGAGGCGTGGTCAGACCCACATTACTAATGGAATTTCGACAGCATTTACTAGTCTTGTAAATTTTGTCCCATGGGGTCAAGAAGGAAGCGAACCCACGAAACTTATCTTCAAGCTGAAACTTCGAGAGTTGGATGGAGTTCCTCAGGCTTATGGCCAACTTTTTGGTCTTCGCGGCGGGGTCGCGCGCTTTCAGGGACTTGACATAACGGCGATGAACGAATCGGGCGCTGTCGTTGGGGATGCTTTCGGATTAATTGGAAGGCTTCCGGGGAGGCATGTAATTATGCTAGATGGTTGTAATGTTAAGCTTCAGGATTCTCCATTCTGCCAGTCATACTCCGGGTTTTCGCTGAATGATTTCGTGCTAAGAGGGGTGGTTATCGAGAAGATCAACGGGATTATTGGGGATGGTAAGTTCGTCAACAACATCGGTAGCAATCCGAGCATAAGGATGGACATAAACAACTTGTCGTTTGTTAACACTGATATTCAAGAGAACTTCCCTCTTGAGGCTGACAACAGCAACGTGTTTTCAAACTCATACTTTTGAGGAGCGTTAAATGTTAATTAGACGAATCAAGCATGACGGCGTCATTCATTACAACGTCGACCCGGAATCAACGACACTTCCGGCCACTGTTATCCAGCAGGCCCTGCTCGACCAAGCCTGGTCTTTGGTTCGCAAGCAGCGGGATAGCTTGCTTCGCAACAGCGACTATGCGGTGATGCCGGACTACCCGTTGACCGACGCCCAGAAAGCCGACGTCACCGCTTACCGTCAGGCGCTGCGCGACATCCCCGAAACATTCGCCACGCCCGACGCGGTCGAGTGGCCCACTAAGCCGGAGGCGATGGCATGAACCGCACCCACCTCGAGCACGCGATCATCGCCCTGGTGATCCAGTTGGCTCTCTGGCCGCTGTTCGGACCTTGGGCGTCCGCTGCAGTCGCCTGTGCGGTGTTCCTGGGCCGTGAGATCGCCCAGCACGAATACCGCCTGGCGGTGTTTCGCGGCTGGAAGTGGGGCGGGCCGAAACCGGTGCGCTGGCATGAAGGCTTTTGGCGCGGCTGGACGCCTGACTCAGTGCTCGATGTGCTGTCGCCGCTGCTGGCCTGCTGGCTGATTGCCTGGCTGTCCCGTTACTGCCCGCTGCTCAGCTAGCCGCGCCGCCACCCGCTATACCGACCCGCCTAAAGGCGGTTTTTTTGTGCCTGGAGAAAGCCTCATGGCAAAGCAAAAACCACAACGCACCACTTACGAGGTGCTGGTTGCCTTCCCCTACCAAGGCGGCTGGACGACCAAAGGGCAGGAGGTTGACCTGCTGCCCGTTGAAGCGCGCGCGCTGCTGCGTGCCGAACGCATTCGCGCGAAAACTACCACTCAGGCGGTCGCTAAGCCCGCTGCCAAGCAAAAGGCGCAATGATGGCTGAGATTCCAAACTTTGAGCATAACGGCATCACGCTGGAGACGAATCGCCCGCCTGCACCCATGGGGCCGCTTGGCCCTAACGTGGTGGGGCTGGTGGTCACTGCGCCGGATCGCGATCCCAGCGTGCCGTTAAACGTACCGTTCCGCATTGCCAACATGACCCAGGCGCAACTGCTGGACACCACCGGTGACGAGGGCGGCACCGGCTGGCATGCGGTAAGCGAGATCCTCAAGAAAGCCAGCGTGCCGGTTTACGTGGTGGTCGTGGAAGAGGGCGAGCTGCCGGAAGCGACCACGAGCAACGTGGTGGGCGGTGTGGATCCTGCGTCTGGCCAGCCGCTGGGTATCGCTGCCCTGGCAGGCTGTGCGGAGGTGCCAACGATCATCGGCGCGCCGGGTTACTCCGACGAGAAAGCGGTGTCAGATGCACTCGCCACGTTGGCTCGCCGTATCTACTGCCGTTTTGTGATCGATGCGCCTGATGTCCCGGTCAGCGAGATGATGGCGTTTAGTGAAACGCTGGGCGGCGAGGGTACCGGCTACCGCCGTTGCTACGTGGCCTATCAGATGTGCGAGATTTACTCCCGCGCGGCGCAGGGTAACGTGTTCGTTGCGCCCTCGGTGCATGCAATCGGCTGCTTGGCTGCGGTGCAGCCGTGGCAAAGCCCCGGCAACCAGGGTGTGTTGATCCAGGGCGTCTCGCGTCATGTCGATTACAACATTCTCGACAAGTCGACCAATGGTGACGTGCTCAATCGCTACGGCATCAGCTACTACGCGCGCACCAGCCTGGGCGGTTTCTCGCTGATCGGCAACCGCACGGTGACCGGCGAGTTTGTCTCGCACGTGGGCCTGGAGGACGCCATCGGCCGCAAGATCGTCGGCGCGTCGCAGAAGGCCATGGCGCAGAACCTGACCAAGAGTTTTATGGAGCAGGAAGTGCGCAAGGTCGACGCGTTCATTCAGGATCAGGTGGCGGCAGAGATCATTCCCGGTGGCCGCGTGTACCTGCACCCCGACCTGAACACGGTCGAGCGCTACAAAAACGGTAGCTGGTACATCGTGATCGAGTACGGCCGCTATTCCCCAAATGAGCACATGATCTTCCACATCAACGCCGTGGACAGCATCGTGGAAGAGTTCCTGGAAGAGGTGCTTTAAAACATGGCAACTGAACGTAAACGGATGATCCTCGGCGGCAGCCTGAACGGCTGGCCGCTGATGCACCAGCTTGAGGAGTTCACCCCGGTGAATATCCAGAAGGTGATGGAGACGGCCCAGGGCGGCCGCTTCGCCCCCGAGCGGATGTGGGTCGGCCTCGAGGAGCTCGAGTGCCAGATCGTGCTGATGGGTGCCGGACTCGAGCTAGTGATCGCCCAGGGCATCACCGCTGGCGATACCGTCGAGCTGGACGTGCGCGAGTCGCAGGAGGATCTCGAGGGG